AGAATCAGTAATAACATAATAAAAATCTGCACCTATATATTTTTCTTGATTTGTTATTTCTGTATTAAGTGTTAAATCTCTACTATTACCTGTATTAACATTATTAATGTAATCGCTATCTTTTAATAATCCTAGTTGATTAGGTTGAACTGCAGGGGCAATTGCTAACTGTAATCCAAGTTGCGCAGTATAGATTGGATATTGTAAAATTGCATTTACAATACTTTGGCTAAAATCTAAAGTTAAATATGGATCAATATTATTTTGATTTGCTGCAAAAAATGTCTGTCTTAAATCTCCTGAAACATCATAAGCGGATGTTGGTAGCGTTGGATTTGTATCAAAATAATCAGGAGTTAAATCATATATATCCTCAATATCTAAAACTATATTATTTCTTATTGAAGAAATAGAGAGATTCAGAGTTGCGATTGTACTTGTTAAATCTTGAGATTGTAAAGCATTCGAAATAGTATTATATAATAGTGTTTTGACGCCAATATTAGATCCCTTTAAATTGTATTGTGTTGTAGCTGTTTGAGCAGTTTCACGTAAATTAACATAATACAAGCAAACATCTTTTATTTTTTTTGAAAAGAACGGTACAGCTATTGCAAGATCTCTTGGATTAGTTACATCGAGATTTGTAAGATATCGTTGTTCCTCTACAGTTGAGTAATTAATTAAAATTTCGTTAATTAAATTAACATAAAGATTTTGTATAGAACTAGCTGTTTGAGCTACAGATACACCTTGTACTGCATACCAGCTACTAACGTATATTTGATAAAGATTTAATGCATTTTCAGGTGTTGTATAAATTGATTTATTATATGGTAACCATTGAATGAAAGTAAGCGGTTGTGTACGATCGACAGCATTTGTAGCGTTAACACCTAAAGTGGTAATTGAATCAAAAGTTATAAGTTGGGTTTGTGTTACAACCATGTTGGTAATTATTTAATTTAAACTAAAGGGATATATGTTGGTGAGTTAGCTCCCTGATTATTATAAAATATATTAGATATTTGTGGATTACCGGAAATTGATACAGTTTCCATATCACTAATGAGACCGGAAGATAAAGGATATGTATATGATCGCGCTGTTAACTCCGCTACACTAGATACTAACCCCACATTATGAAAATTATTATTAATATAATAAATATTTCCAGCATCATTGCGCACAGCAGGAAATAACCATCCTTTTATAATAAAACTTGTATCGGCAACGACTTTATATTTTTCAGTAGCATTTATATCAGTTGGATATGTTAAATTAATATTACCGTCCCAGAGAACTTCACTACGAATTTCTTGTGGTGTAGTGAATCCATTTGATACAAGTGCTTCTGGAAGTTTCCATGACAGTATAATATAAGGATTATTATATGGGACAAAATTTGAGATAATTTGGTCCATGTCTGATTGAAACTTAGTCAATATAGACATTGAAACGCTTATATTAACAGGGACTGGTGAATTATAAAATGCTGTTGATGGTTGTCCATCGCCATCTGATAGGCCTCTTGGTACATAATACCCATCTAGCTTATTAAACACTCTATTAACATCTCTTGATATAGATGTCATATTTATGGCTACAACAGGAACTGTAATATTTTGTGCAAGATTTACTAAATCATACATAACTCTCTGTTTTGGAGAGTAAACATAACGGACTTGAACGCTATTTATTGCGTTACGATTTTTATCATATCTTTTGATAATAATATCATCAAAAGCTGCAACAAATTGAGTTATTAAGTCCTTTGTTTCAAAATAATAGCTTTGTGCCTGCATTCATTAATATTTAATTAATGAATACGTTCGATGAAGTGTTTTGGTAACTTGTTCTTAGCTCTTGTAACAACGTTTATGAAATTGCCATCGAGAATATATGTAGAAGAGTAGTCATTTTTACTTCTAGTAGACCTACCTGCTGCCTGTACAACTGCATTGAGCATTTTATTTTCATACCACTCCTTATCAATATCAAATAACTGCTTAATACGCTTGGATCCTAATGGTAGAAACGGTAGTTTAACAATTATCTGAAAACGAGCCAAATCATCCTTAAGATCTATACCATATACCATAGAAGGTGATACAAGAACGGTAGGATCCTCAGTCTCCATATGTTGCTTAAGAATGTCTTCATTAGTATTTTTGGTGTCTCGTACGAGTAGTCTACTGCTATTTACTCGATTACGTATAAATTCTGTAATTTCATACGAATGTGTATGAATTAATCCTTTTTCATTTGAATGGTGATTGAGAATTTGTTCAATTTGACTAGAAATACCCGGTAATACGTTTTTTAGATTTTTATAATTAGGTTTATATTTTGACGATATAAAAATAGGTGATTTTTTAGCATCAAAGTTACTACCAATTTCAATATACTCATAGTCTTTAATACCTAGTGACTTTGCAAAGTTTTTATGATCGATAATAGTGGCTGATACTAAAACCACTTTATCCGCAAACTTAAAAATATTATCTGTAAGAAAATCGGCTCTTAACGGTGTTATTAACACATGTTTTGAATCTACCTCAACAACATATTCACCTTTATTCCATAAAGATATAAGAGATGTTAAAGAGCGATGTAGGCTTTTAAGATAGCCGTATTTTATTTGCTCAGACTGTGTAAGTGTTATTGGTTTAGCTTTATTTGATGTCTTTGCAGTGAGTTTTTCTAACTCTTCATTAATAGTAATAGTTAATTCTGTTATCCAATTAAGAGCTCTTTGCTGATTATCAGTTACAAGTGTTTTATAACTGATATTATAATTATCTAATTTTTCGTATACAACCTCAGCGGAAAATTGTCTAATAAGCTCATCTTCTAACTCGGATGCTTCATCACATACAATAAAATTTTTACGCTTTACATGCTCTGGTAGTGCTAAAAACATTTTATAGTTAAGCGCTGTAAATTGTGATATAAGAGCTTGATTACGAGCGTTGTAATATGGACAACGATTTTCTATCCAACATTGATCTTTTATTTTAGGAGCAAATGTGCATGGAGCTAATTCGGTATCAAAATTATTATCAATATCACATTGATAGTTTGTTTTACCCTTTAAAATGGCTGTATCATTAAACAATCCAAGATACTGATCTTGAAGAGCTTTAGTAATAGTTAAGGCAAATGTACCGAAAGCTGGTTCTTGTGTACACTCATAACCATATGAATAACTGCCTTCAAAGTCTTTTTTATATGCATCATAACTCTCTATAAGTCTTACAAACTCCTTAGATGGTTCTGTACTTAAGTTAGCAAGCGTTCTGGCTATAAATGATTTTCCTGACCCCGTTGGTGCACAACATATTACTATTTTCTTTTTTGACTTAAATGCTTTTTCAATTTCATTAAGAACAGTTATTTGTCCGGTAGAAGGTATAAATCCGGATGGAAAATGCTCAATATATGTTTCAGTCACATATTGATTATAGCATGTCAATTCATTATTACAACTACCTTTTTATTAAACATTTTCGATGGTCTATTGAAGGTGATATTTTTAGTATTTGTTGATATTCTTATGTTATTAAGACAAAAACTATCAAGCGTATAATCAAACTCTAAACTGCTTACTGTAGCATTTGTTGTAAAAGGATATGGTATTTCATATATAAATCGCTTACTACTACGATCGGGTGTGGTAAGTGTAAAAACACAAAAGAAGTCTTTTACAGAAAATAAAATTAACTTACCACTTTTAAGAATTTTATTGTCAATTGTAAAAGATATATCTCTTAGTAAGAGAGGCTTAATTAATTGTTCAATGTTTTCTGTCGGTGTCATGAATTCATAAAGGTTATTTTTTGAACGGGATTCATACCTGCTAATTTTTCATTAAAGAATGTCCAAAATTCTTTATTAGCAGGTATTACTTGAATCAAATCGCATGCTGCCATATTAATACATCGGTAGTCTTGCATAAAAATGTCCCATGTTATAACAAGATTTTTTGCATTAGGATCAAATTTTGGCATATTAATGGCGCGCCTGTAATTAAGAGCAAGTCTACCTTCTGTACTGTTTAATAATGATAAAGAATTAGTACAGAGCATTCGTCTGGTAGCAGTTCCACCAAACTTAGGTCGCCTACGCAAAAATTTAATTTCTGCGACGTTGTTTAGTAGTAGACTTTTTATTGTGGCTAGCGACGCTTTCATTATCATCTCCTCTTAATGAGCAAATACCAAAAATACGTTGCTCATTAAGGAAAATTCCTCTCTTAAGCGTACCGTAATTATCAACATCTAAATTAGCTACTGGTACACCGAGATTGTTAGGAAAGCAAACATAATCACCAACTTTAGCATGCTTAACGTTAGGACCAGCAAGAATAACTTGACCAATTCGCCAAGCTTTTGTATCTGTATTAACAGGTACATGTAGACCATTACGGATAATACTTGTGCCATCTGTTGACTCATCAACAAACGTACAGAGAAGAATATCATCTAAAACGTGTTTAAGATTATAACCGTAAAATACTGAATTAAAAGAATTTTTCGGAATTGAAGAAAAGTCAATTAAGCTTTTCGGGACGGGACCAAGCATGTCAATATCAGCTACCATATAC